ATACCTTCTTTACGAAAGGTTACAAAAATTGTGCGAATTGCAGCCTGCTTAATACGGCCACGTTGTTCTAATAGTGCTTGTTCTCTTTGATCCATTATCTATCATCTCCTAAATCTACTGTTTCATGGTCATGATCCCATTGTGCTCGGTTCAATAACCTCAATTCACTAAAATACTTATCCTTAGTTTCTATAAGTTTTTTAATTTTTTCAGGGTCAGCGTTACCTTCTTTTTGTAATTGAAAAAGTTGATTCTCAACTACCCTATGAGATTCTTCTAATGTTTTAATACGACTTCTATATGGCATATCATTCTCCTAATACTTTTGAAATTTCATCATCACTATCTTCAATCACTTCGTCAACCTCTGATTCTGTTTCGAACAATTGGTCAAACATAGTCATTGCATTAACTGTTCTCTTACCGCTGATACCTTGACTACCAGATTGAAATTGCATCCACAATCTACTGTTTTGATTAATCAAGTCAATAGCTTCTTGCTTGTTCTTCTTTGAAAATACCGCATCAATAACATCTTTGAATAGAACACGTTCAAACTGTTCATTCATTAACATTTTAGGAACAACTCCTGTATCATATTGACGATTGGCTTGTTGTACCGCTGACATATGTGTAAACACATTATGACTTTGTAACAGTGTATAACTCAATGTGTCCCAGCTTGTTTTAGTTTCTTTACCATGTTGACCCAAGAAACCTACACCACGATAACAAAGATCCTTATTCAACAGTTTATCAGTTACTGGACTATCTGTAAAGACTTTATGGATGCCATCAGCTATCACGGCGTCCTTAAATTTGCGAGTGTCAGTCGAGTAAGACTTTTTCTCCGCAGTTTTTTCCATACTGTATGACCATTTCTTGTTATGCTCAATACTTGTATTGAAATATGCTAAACCTTTAGCCGCACTAAAGAAAGGACTTGCACAGTCAAATGTAATTTGTAGTTTAGGATTGTGATACTTACGAATAGCACGTTGAATGTCACTAAACAATACTGCATATTCTAAGATACTTGTACCCAAACAATGAATCAAATCATGTTTACCTTCTACCAGCAATCCATCGTGAATGATATCAATCATTCTAGTTAACATCAAGTGTACATCAATCTTATTCTGTCCCCCGAATGCCCAACCATTAAAATGATTGTCTGGGTAAATATTAGGGTCACAGTATTTCTTCATCTGAGCATACCAGTCTTCCGACTGACCGTGATTCCTACCCTGTAATACATTTAAGAATTTACATTTACCCGAACGATTATTGATAAAGTATTCGTTGTTAATGTGAGTAGCAGTGATTGCCTCTTCAATAGTGCTGATACCATGAAGGCTATTCCCGTTCTTATCTTTCATGTGAAAAGTAGTTAAAGACTGTGAGGGTATATCTAAACACATACCGTAATCCATGTATGTGTCCATCCAGTTCAATACAGTTTTACGTTTTACCATAGCACGGGGACAGTTAGGATCCTTCCAGTCAGCAGGCCATTGACCTTTTAGAATCTGAAATCCACCAGAGTCACCTAACATAAATGTACCAGCTTCACGCTCTCTAATGATACTTTCACTGGGATCGTTTATAGTTGTATCTAAGTTAGCATGGCCAGCACTGTACAAACCCCATTTGTAATAGTAGAGACCTTCTTTGCTATTAAGAAAGTTTAGCTTCTCAACATCACCGTTGAATTGTGCAGGGATACGTGCTTGGTCAAAGTACTGTTCACCTTTACGTTGCTTACCCAAGCCAGAGATATAAAAACTACTGACTGCGGGTAAGAACAATGCCCAATCGGGATTATGACTCGCTGATAGATTTACTTGTTCCATTATTTTGTTTGTGCAGGTAGTAAGTAACGATATGTTGCCATGCCACTATTAACTACAATCTCAGCGGCACCTTGGTCACTGATTTTAAAAATCTTATCACCGGGTAAGCTAAGAATATTAGAAACTACTGTAACAGGCCATTGAAATGACTTTGTTAATACACCAGTGACACCTGCATGAAATACAAAGTTACCACTGTGTGTACTGATATCACCAAAGTAAATCTTTAGATCACCGTTCTCAGTCTTAGTAACGAATGTGTTTTCTTCACTGTTAGCCTGACTTTGTTTCTTCAAACGTAAGATACTAGCAACGCTGGGTTCGAATTCAACATTCCAACCAGCACCTTTAAAGACAAAGCTCTTAACTTTTTCTTCAATGATAGACTTAGCCATCAAACGATAGTCATTCACAAAGTCGCCTGCTTTTGTTGCAAAGTGAATTGTATCTGGAGTAGAAACACCATCACGGTCTTTGCGTGTAAGTGTGATAATTGAAGTAGCGTCATACTCATCAAAGCCCAGAATAGTTTTTAGTTTAACTAAGTTAGGCATACCGAACACACCGATGAATTCGGGATGAGGATTAGCCAATGTACCAGTAATGACAACGCTCTTATCTTCTGCGATGGCAGCGATTTGAGTTTCTGTATCTGTACCTGTGATTTTAATCAAATCAATATTACCTAGACCAGCAGTATACTGGATAATGTTTTGTAGTGTATCTTTCATGTTTTTCCTTTAGAATATTTAAGAAGAATTATTGTGTATTGTAGTGGTTTATATTACGAAAGTCAAATCGAATTTAACCGAAACTGAACAAATCGTCAAATGTAGATTTAACATCTGTGTTGGAACGAATGTCCCAATTAAGAACGCCCAATAAGTTGTCAATCTTTTCGTCAACTAATGTTTGTTCCATTGCCGCATCGTCAAATGGCAATTCAGTGAACCATTGCGGTAGTCTAAGTTCATCAACCGGATAAGCAATGCTTGTAAAGTTCAACGGATTAGGTTTCAACTTACAAACGACAATCTTCATACCATCTACAATCTTTTGACTGTATTGATCTCCGTGAACCCTGCGCAAATAGTTATAGTTTAGTGCCGCACGAACGTGACCGGGCATGTTCTCACGACCTTTTTTACTGTTAGCTTCTAAGTCACCGTAGTATGTCAATTTATTAACACCTTTAGGCGAACCTTTTGTCCAACTATCTTGTGCTGATAGGATACGTTTGAAGTTTTTGATAGCCTCAATCACATCCTCACGACCTTTACCCTGTTGAAGAACCAGTTGTAGTATGTTCATTAAGAATTCTTGCACATACTTAGGTGTATCAGCACGTTTTAAATCAAGACCCATAGCTTTGATATCGCCACCTTGACCATCTTTATCTTTACGCTTACCTTCTTTGTCAAAGATGTTGATGGCATAACGTTTCTTAACCATAAAGAGAGCACGATCACCAATCAATTCACGACCGGCTTTGATAATTTCCCCGTTCTTGCGAGGCGCATGAAATGCTTTCTCCATGAATGATGGGAAACTTTCGTTTGCTTGGTCTGCGATACCATCATACAGTCCAATGCAAAGTTCTTTATCCCATACTAACTCACCTTTATCAATCTGTGGTTTGAGTGTAGGATAAGCAGTAAAGTAACAACTATCAGTATCACCATATACAATTGCATTACCTTCATGTGAATACACACCTTCAACGGATTCGTTGATGTTACTCATCATGTGTTTTACAATTTGTCGACCAGATAGCGTAACACTTTGACCAATACGCTTATCGTAGAATCGACAATGCTCGTTTAATAGTGCGCCATAAGCAGAGTTCAATAAAATCTTACGAACTAGTTGACGTTTATCCCAATAGTCTCTGTCTTCTGGTGTAGTTGACTCTTTCAACTTTTTCTGCATCTCTTTACGATCACTGTACCAGCGAGTTAGTAAACCAGGAACAACACCTTCTTTTTCGTAAGTAAAGACTGTACCATTTGCAGAAAGCATCCAAGGCTTATTGCTATCAAAGATTAGTTTCCATATCTCTGCCGCAGACATTTCTACACTTCGACCATCTTCATAGTCTACAGTAAGAATAGTTCCACGTTCTTGGTTCATAATTGCTGAGTACTCTAGTGCACCAAACAAGTTTTCCCATAGAATAGCACCAGTCACATCATCATCACCTTCTTTGTAGCGTTTCTTCTCACTAGCTAAACGAAGGCCCTTGTCTTTCATGTACTGGTCTGTGATTGTTTGTCTGATTTGAGCAACGATGGTTTCGCCTGCCATGTTAAGGGCACGAATAACCGAGGGGTAGAGCGAGTTGATATCGACTGCACCGACCCATTCGTGCATTCCTCGTTTCGGCGTAGCAACAAAGGCACCTGCTGCCGGCTGTATTTCATCTGCATTTTCATTCCTTTTCTTTTTATCGGGTACTACTAAGCCACGTTCGTGTGCTTCGTTAAAAATTGCCATCTCAATCATTGCCACTGAACCCATAACTGTTGGAAGCAGTACAGTGTTTTCATGTGCTAATTGATTAGCTAGTTCTAGGAACTTAAGTTTTTTGTGAATCTTAAACACCAACATAGTATCTTGTCTGTTGTATTCAATAAACTTTTTAAAGTCTTTGTTATACAATTGGTCAAGAGTACCTTCATATTGTGTTTTGTTTTCCCCTACTTCCATCTCACCAATAGCATCTAACTTATATGAATGTCGTGATTCATAGTTATACTTCTTGTAGAGTTGCAAATAGTCCATGTGAATACGACCTACTAAATCGTAAGTTGTTTCTTTCTTACCAAAACGTTCGTATTCTCTAGGCTTGGGAAGTTGACCCAACAAGCAAAACTTGCGTGTGTCATCTTTGCTCATCACACGTGTAACACGATTGACCATGTAGGGAATATCATAGCCCTCTGAGTTCCAGCCAGTCAGTACATCTGCATCTTCAATCAATTGAAAGAACACATCAAACATTTCCTTCTCGTTTTTGAAAAGTAAACAGTTATCAAATTGACTTACAATCTCTTGTGCCGTTTCTTCACTCATGTGTTTAGGTGCAATGACCATAGTAACAAGTTGATCTAACCAATCTAAGTAACAACTGATAGCAGTTACAGGATTGAATGGATCACTAGTAGGACTGAAACCCTTCTCAGGATCAAAGTCTACTTCAATGTCAAAGAAGCAAGTGTGAAGTTTAGGTGCGTCTGCTTTAAGATAGTGTTCGCTTAAACAACGAAAGACTACAGGTACATCAGATTCAAACAATTTCTTATTTGAAAGGATACGTCTTTCTTTTTCAAAGTCTGCACGTTTACGTGTAGTGAATCTACCTACTGGGTCGCCGTATATGCTACGGAATTTACCCTTAGGATCACTGTAGTAAAGAACATAATTAGCAGGGTGTTCTACGTATTGGCGTTTGCCGTTTATATCACGTTCTATGACATAGATACGGTCTTCATCACGTGAATGTATTGCATCCACATAGGACATTATTCTTTACTCCTACAATTATTGCCATGCCACCGCGTAAAATTGCCTTTGTCTACAACTTTATTACAATGCTCACAAGTTACTTTTATTTTTGATGGGTTATTCAATGTAAATTTCTTTCTTCCATTTTCTTGCTGCCGTTTTAGCCCGTCTTCAGTATAATTTAATTTTATCCCTATACGATTTAAGTCAGATTGAATTCTCTTTTCTGTTCGAGTTTTTGGTTTGCCTTTAACTTTATCACTTACTTTTTTGGCTACTTCGGGATTCCTCATTGGATTTTTATCTCCTATTAAATCTTCCCTAGGTCCACCTTTTAGAAAATGATGCGTACCATTTTCTATACGCTGTTTAGCTCCCAATGAACTTAATCGTGAAATTTCTTTTGGATCTATATTCATCCGCAGTGCTATCAATTTACACGCATTCCAATCTTCTTGTAAAAGATGAATGTTGTAATGTTCCTGTATAGTGACTAATTTAAGATTAGAAATATCGTTATTGTTATGATTTCCATCAAGGTGATGTATTTCATACGATCTTCCGTTCTCATCTTTTGGTATAGAACCGTTGGCGGCCGCCCAAACTAACCTGTGTTTTCTTGAACTCATTGTGATACTCCGAATAGTAATAGATGGGCTATCTGTGATTCGGCACAGAAAGGTAATTACTCCCGTTCGCCCTATATTATTTATCAGAGGTAACACCATTTAAAGAGTCTTGCCAACTGTTTCGAGGATAGTGTTGAGTTCTTCGTGGTCTTTGTTAGTTTGACCTAAACTTGCTTTGTGTGCGATACGAATCGCTTTTTTGAGTGTGCTTGGTTTGACTTCGAGTTCTTCTGCAATTGCTTTGATAGTATCGGTTAGCCCGCCATTGAGTGTATCAATTTCGTGCATCACTGCCATACCTTCGTTTACCAATTGTGTTAGTTTGATCTTTTGGTCACCACTGAACATTTTTGCTGTCATAATAAATCTCCTGAGAAGTACTTATTATAACAGCTTTTGCAGAAAAGTCAAACAGTTTACGTAAGAAAGGTTAAATTAGTAAGAATTATACTATTATTTTTTCTTTGTTTTCTTTTTAGGAACAGATGTACCTAATTCTTTTGGTGGTTCCATTGTAGCAGTTGGTTGATTAGTTAATTGTAACATAATATCTTTCTGCTCTAGTAACACAGTACCTTGTGGTACAAGACCAATTTGCATCAATGATTCTAATGTCTGTGGATTACTCATTGCATTTAATAGTTTAGCTGGACTAGGTCTTCCCAAAGCAATAATTTCAGATTGTATCTCTCTACCAATCGTCACTGTGAATTCATAGTTTGCATTAGCTTCAAACATTTCGTCATCAGTGTATGGTGTACCGTTTGGATGTTTAAGTCTTGATGGTTCGACTTCCATATAAAGTTCTGCCATATACTTTTCTAATATTTTAATCTCTTTACGATTCAATTCAAATGCATGTTTTTGGTCGTCTAAGTGTGATTCTAATTCTAGAATTTCAGCACGTAAATTTAGAATGATATGTGGTAGTGCTGGAACTTCTCTTAGATGATTAAGTTCTTCAAGTTTAGCTCGATATTTAAGTTCAGCACATTCCTCTAGTACAGCCGCACGTTTTCTACCAACCAAGAAGCCTTGAAGTGTTTTAATTTTTTCCCAGGGTGTTGAACCGATAACTTGATATCGGTAGTTGAATTCTGAATTTAGATTTGAAGCCATTTTTTCTCTCTATAAGTTGTTTATAGAGATATTTAATAGCTTTTTTGTGTATCTAAATTTTTTATTTAACCTCTTGGAAAATCTGGAAACGGTACCCAATTAGTTGTAGCTTCATCCCACAAGTATGGATAACCATCGGTTGGAATAGCTACGGGTGCAACATATGATACTAGTTCTTCGTTCCATGTCCATGATGCTGGTCGTTCTGCATTTATTGCATTTTCTCTTGCTTGTGCAATTTCTTCTTGTGTTGGAGCAGGCCTGTTTTCTAAGTCTGTCATTTTGTTTCCTTTATAGTAAATGTGTTTATGTTGTTGAATAACCAGCGGCAGCCAAGGCAGTTCTTGAAGTACCAGCGATTGACGTATCTGTTGCAACTACACCTGTGTTAGAAACAAGGTTGGAAATAGTTTGAGATGAATTATTATTTGCACCATATCCAAAGATAGCTTTATCACCTCCATATCCTGCGGCTGCTAGATTGGATCTAGCAGTACCAACACCTGTAGTATCAGTTGCAACTACACCTGTGTTGGAAACTTTGTTGGTTAGTGTGGTGTGTGCGGTACTGTAACCATATCCAAAGATAGCTTTATCACCTCCATAGCCAGCAGCCGCTAGAGCCGATCTTGCTGTACCAACACCCGCAGTATCATTAGCAACTACACCTGCGTTTGATACTAGATTGGTTATTGATAATGAGCTACTACTAGATCCATATCCAAATATAGCTTTATCAGTTCCATACCCTGCGGCCGCTGGTCCGCTTCTAGCTGTGCCGACACCAGCGGTATCTGTAGCTACCACGCCAGTATTGGATACTAGGTTAGTAAGGGCTGTATTACTATAGGAAACAGTAGTACCATATCCAAATATTGCTTTATCTGTGCCATAACCTGCGGCTGCTAATACCCATCTAGCGGTACCAACACCTGTAGTATCACTAGCTACTACACCTGTATTGGAAACAAGATTTGTGACTGATACGGACAGCTCA